GGGATCACCACCTTCCATGTACACGTCCATCTGGCAATCTTTGATGCCTTGGAACGACAGAGCGCCACCAACACCAGCGGTGAACTCCTCGGTCAGGCCTGTGCTGTAGTTTTAGCCACCAGCAGAGCCTGTGCCGTCGGTACCGTCAGCGTTACGCACTGAGGTCTCGATCCAAGTGGGCAGGCCACCTGTTACGCCGGCAACTGCGTCAGTGCCCGGTACGGACGCCTGATTGAACAGCGCGGCTGCTTCTACGTCGCGACGGATCTCTTGGTTAGCGCGGGTCAGGCGATACGCCAGTTCCTTTGCTCGGCCAATAGTGTCCGAAGCATCTGCACGGTACGAAACGGCGATCACCTTGTCGGAGATCTGCGAGTGGTTACCCACCCGGCCGCCGGTGATGGCAACTAGGTCGCCAGCATCCTGACCGTCAACGCGCTGGTTGGTCAGATCGGGTGCGTTTAATTCATCTACCACCCAATCGAAGCGCTCGTTCTTATGCTTTGTTGATCCGACTAAGTCAGTAAAGGGCAAGGGGATTCGACTGATGTCGAAGATCTTGTCCATTACATCTTCGTGGATTACTCCTCCGGTCTCGATAGACTTGAGGTTGAAGGCGTCGATGTTGCCGTACGCCGGTGCGTTTGTGGAATTACCCATGATTTACTCTCCAAGTAAGAGAGCGGCTACTGCGTCCGCTTGGGCTTCTCGTTTGTTTGCGCCCTTTGCGGCCTTTGCACGCTCTACCAGTTTGCTGACCTTGTTGGCCTTCTTGCCAACAAAGCGACCATTGGAGGCGCGTTGCATCTTGGGGGCTTGCTTGACCTTCTTCTCTGCGACCGTCTTGCCTTGGTCGTAGAGCATGGCCTTTTTCAACACATTAACGTGTCTGCTGTAGATGACGTCCTGCAATTCCTCCTCTGAGAATCCGCTAGACTTGGCGTACTCGACGATCTCCGTGAGACCGGCTTTCATCTTGCCCTCGTCTGCCCATTCGGGGTTGCTTTCAATCATCAACTGGCGCTCTGTCTGCAGAATCTCTGCACGCTGCTGCGCCTGTAGCTTTTCCTGCTCCTCCTGCTGTGCCCGCATCTGCTGGCCTAGCATCTGACCGGCCTGCTGCAGCTCCTGATTGCGTTGTGCAAACTCTTGCTGCTTGGCCGCCCACTCCGCCGGATCAGTTATACGCAACCTATCCCAGTCGATAGACTGGAACTCCTGCGTGAGCTTGCTCTGGAGCATCTCCCCCAGACCCTGTATCTGCTGAAACTGCTGCTGATAAGCGTCTGCAACTTGTTGACGCTCGCTCTCGAACGTCTTTTTCTCTTCGGCTAGTGTTCTGGCCTTCTCTTCGTTGGCCTTGAAGTACTGCGTCTGAGAAATAGCCTCCTTCAAATCAACCTCGTGGTCCTTACCGTTGACCTTCAGCTTCACGAGTACCTCGCCATCCTCAGAGAGGGTGAGTCGGTCACCGTCAAGCCCCAGTTCGCTGGCTAAGGCTTCCAGTCCGTCGTCGTCTTGGTCGTCTGGTTCATGGGATTCGTCGGATTCGTCGTCGTAGTCGCCGTCGTCTGAATCTTGAGCCTCTACTACCTCTGACTCGTCTACCGTTTCTTCGGTATCGTCGGGGTAGACAACCTCATCCGATACCTGCTCTTCTTGAACCTCGCCGCCTGCTAATAGCTCGGCCACTTGGTCCACCGCGCTTGTGGTGTCTCCCGATGCACTTGGGTGGGACATTACGCTTCTCCTTCTGTTGATTTTTCTGCTAGGTCACCCGTTATGATCACTTGCTCAAGAAAGTCCTCTACGCGCTGGAGGGCTTGCGCTTCCTCCCTGAGTAGATAGAGATCGTCTTGGGTTCGTGGGTCACAGAAATGACCAAACAGTTTCTGCTTTCTCTCCTCGAAATGCTCTCGTATAAGGGCCAGCTCAGCTCTCGCTGCCCGCCCCCGTCTTGCTTCCCTCTGTAGATCCACCTTCACCGTTAAGTGCTCCTTGGTTGTCCTGAACGTCCTTGTTGAGATCTCTCTTAGCCTGCAGCTCCAGCTCGGTCAGCTTGATTGCTGTATCCGTCTGCAGCTTTTGGATGTTGAACCGCTGCGTGCCTGCTTCCTTGGCCGCTGCTATCTGGTTCTTCATCTGATCCACTTCCTGCTGATGCGCCGCCTTCATGGCGTCTATCTGGGCCTTTAGCTGCCCGTTCTGCATCGTGGCCTGAGCTTTCACTTGCTCCGCCTGCGCCACCTTTTGCTGTGCGTCAAGCGCCATCTGCTGCATTTGCAGTTGAGTCTGTTGCTCCTGCATCATCTGCTGCTGTTGCTGCTGTGCCTGCTGCTGCTTCATCTGGGCCATCTGCTGACCCTCTGGCGACTCTGGGTCTAAGAAGTACTGGTCGGGGTCACCGAGGCCGTTGAGGTCGATAAAGTCAGACAGCGTGGAGTACATCTGCTTGGGGCTGACCATTGCCTGAGACGGGTCCGTCATCACCATGTCCTTCTGCAACTGATAAATCTGCTGCAGGGCGCCCATCTTCTGCTGCTCTTCACTAGCGCCGGCGCCTACGGTGACGATCATTCTGCTACGAGGGCCCCATTGGCTGGGGTCAACATTGACCCAGTTACCCTTGAAGCGGAACGGCACAGAGCCGTTGTGGTAGCGAACGAGGTTGTCCCGAATGAGGCGGTACACAGGCCGTATGCCGGTCTCTGCTATGTTTCTGACAATCAAGCCGACAAGCATTTCAGAGGCGGACATAACGCGCTCAACTGCGTGCGCGGACTCATTCGAGACTAACTGGTTGTGCATGGCGGCGTCTGCCGACACACCAGTCCTGCTGCGTTTCTGTTCGTCAGCGAACTGTAAAAGCTGGAAGGCCTCTTGGCCCATCGGTGTGCCGCCAATCTCCATGACGGCGTTGTGGCCACGGGCGCGGATGATGCCGCCGGGCCTAGTGGTCAATAGGTCATCCAGATTGACCTGCCCCTCTTGGACCACCTTCATCTTATTAGTGTTCTGATAAAAGCTGTCCATGGTGGCGCGTAGGATCGCGGTCTTGAGGTCCTGAATCTGACGGACGCGCTCGAACACGGACACACCGAACGGTGAATAGGGCTTGGGGATGGCCTGCATGGCCACGAAGGGGATCTCTGGGACCTCCTCGATGTCGAGGATGTCGGTCACCTCGTGCTCGCCAAGACATACGACCTTGCACTGCTCTGCGATGCCGTCGCCGTTAATGTCCATCTTGACATAGGCCTCGGTCACGACCAGCAGCTTCTGGCTCTCGTCGTTCTCGGGGTCTACGTAGCTATAGGGCTCCATGTTGCGGTCGAGGTAGCGATCAGAAGCGGCCTCGATGACGTCCGGGTCGTAGCCCTCTGCAAGAAGCTCCGAGGCAGTCCGACGTCGAGTATGAGCGACGAATCGAGCATCCTTGAGGTTAGCGCTGCCGTGGTCATCACACACCCTAAACTCTTCCGGAGGTACCGCCTCGACGATGACCTTGCCCTGCTTGATGATCCGGGCCGCTGAGGCAGAGATGCCCTCCGTCTCGCTGCGATTGATCTCAGTGACCTCCAGCATCGGGTCAGCAAGAAGCGCCTGTAGCTGTGGGTCCTGAAGTCCGCTGTAGTTTTCAACTATCCTCTCTGGCGTGTCGTCGTAGCAGACCTTGACGATGCCCGTGCCGCACATCAGGGCGTCCTTGGCTGCTGAGTACAGGGCCTGATAGCCCTCGTTATCCTCGGCAAACACAAAGCGAGTGAACTCCGTCTCCAGCTCTGCCTGACGCTCATCTTGGGCAGACATGGGGCGGAACTTGACCGACTTGCCGCTGAGGCTCTCGATGATCGGGGGCATGATCCATTCCACACTATCAGCAACGTCAGTGCTGACCACGCCGGATCGTCCGGGGGTGCTGGGTGGTCGTGGCAGGTCACCGTCGTAGTACTGCTGCGCCAGCGACTTCTGCGCGACCCAGCTATCAGAGCGGTCGGTGTGCTGCATCTCCTCAGCGATGATGGCCTTAATGTCCTCCTCGTCCATAAAGGCGCGCTCGACGGGGGCCTCAAGCTCCTCGGCGATCGTCGCTACGGCTTCCAGTGCTTCATCTTCGATCATATATATGCGTCCGCCTGTGGCTGGTAGCTAATAGGTTGCGCCCATGCACCACCCATCAGGTCGTCGTTAGTTGAAAAGCAGTAGGCCAGTGCGTCGGCCAAGTTAGGTGACGGCAGGTTGAGCGGCGGCTTCGCCATCTCACTCTTCGTCATTAGCTGTATCTTCCCGTGCGCGTTGGGCTTCCTCGGTATCCGGCACACCTCGGCACGCAGGGCGCTCAGGTTGGGCATGTCGGGATCCAGAAAGATGCACTCGTCCGGGTCAACGTACTCGCCCTGACTCAGTTGATAGGACTTGTAGAAGCGGTCCCTGAGCATCCAGTAGGCCTGAGCCCGTCGGTTGTAGAATGCGTCCTTGTTGCTGCGGTGGCTGTCGTACATCGCGTCCGGGTTCTCGGGACGCTCGCCGCCGTGGAAGGGGATTGCCCTTACATTCCGAGGACCGAGTTGCCGCTCGACCTCGCGAGCAAGTCCCAGACCGATTCCATCCGAGTCCCAGATGAAGGTATCAGCCGCAAAATCATCAACGTGCTGTATAGCCCAATCAAGGCCATCGCTAGCTGTGCCGTCGGACTTAGCGTCCACCTTGAGCACCACAGGG